TACGATTAGGTTGAGATGCGTATTTCATCATCTCTGTTACAGCTAAATAAGTTTTACCAAATCTACGACCACTAATTAATATTCTAAATCTAGCCTGACTTGATGAAACTTTAAGTTGGGGTTTTGTCAGAGATATTTTCATTACAGAAATAAGAGATATATAATTTATCCTTATTTATATTTTCTTCCATTTTTTTTGCATATTGAATAGTTAATTGACTTCCACCTATTACACATTCTGTCCATGTATTAAACTTTTTATCAACTACCATAGTATTGTTACAAAATCCTGTAACTGCTGAACAAATACTAAAAGCTAATACAAATTTCATTAGCCTAATGGATTCTTACTAGATTCTTTTAACTCTTGTATCTCTAATTTTAATACTTCTATTTCTTTTTGCATTATAGCAATCTCTTTGTCCTGATCTATTATTGCAAATCCATTTGTTTCTATTCCTGATAAATCAGGTGCAGTTGCAGTTGATAATTGTTCTATTGTAGATTCCATCTTTGCAAACTTTGTAAATCCAGCACCAATAGATGCAACTAATCCTAATACAACTACTATGTTTGTTAGATTATCTTTTATATTCTTAACCATTTTTTAACTCCTGTAATTCTAAAAGTAATAGCCTTTTTTTAGACTTAATTTCATTTAGTGTTTTTATCTTAACTTCCATTATATCATTAGCAGTATATTCTACTAAATCAACATTAGCATATATAGACCTATTATCAAATAACTCTATCTGATTCAAATAAATATCTTTAGGCTTATAAAACTCGGTATTATTATATGCAGATAATGATACTTGGTCATTCTGCATAGCATCTAGTTTTATAATGTTTTTAATAGTTAAGTTTTTGGCACTATCTTTAATCTGTTCATCTACTTTAGCCATAATCTTGTCTATTTTAGGTTTCTTTGTTTTCTTCTTTGCTACCTTTGTTTTAATCTCTTTTTTAGGTGCTTCTTCAGTAGATTCTTCAACAATTTCTTCTTCTTGTATTTCTTCTTCTTTTTCTTCAACAGCTTCTTCCATAATTTCTTCGGTAATCATTTCTTCTTCTAACTTTTCCTCAATCATAGTTTCTTCCATAACCTCTGGTTTCTTCTCTATAATCTCTGGTTCTTTCTCTGGCATAGATACAATCTCAATAGATTCTTCTACTTCAAATACTTCTTCTAGTTTAGGTTCTTCTTTAATCTCAAATGTAAATTCTTCTTCTAATTTTATTTCTTTAAATGTTTCTTCTTGTAATTCCTCAAAGACATTGTTTATTTCTTCTATTATCTCATTAGATATAACTTCATCATCATAAGTCATAGTAACAATAATATTATCTACATTTGCACCACCTAAATTAGAGGGTGCATTAGCATCTGTACCAGCTATATTTAGATTACCAAGATTAGAGTCTTGTCCATTGTATATAAGTCTATCTGTAAAGTTAGCACCATTGATACCAGTTACATCTGTTCTAATAGTAGTGTTTGTTGCTAATACATTACCATCTGAATCTTTTATTTTTAATGTAATTGTAAATGTGTCTGCATTACCACTACCACCCCAACAACCAGCTACTCCACATTCTCCATTCTGTACTTCTACTGTGCTATTAAGAGTTATGCCATTATTAAGCATAGTTTGATTTATAGAATCAGTAGTTAAATTAAACTGTTGTTCTATTGAGCCACTATCTCCAAACTCTAAATCATAATTTGATGATACACCATTAAGTTCACAGCAATCATTTAATACTTGGACATCTCCATTAGTAGTCCAACCATTAGCATTGCCTGTTTCAAAGTTGCCATTGGTTATTAAATTATTTGTCGTCTTTTCTTCTGCTAAAGAAGTTGTAAGGGTTAACATCATCAACAAAACGATTGATACGATATACTGCATATGCCATTACTCCTATAAAAATTACTAACCAAATCATTTACTCATTAACCTATCCATATGAGCATAGATTCTACCAATTACTTTATCCATACCTAATATCTCTTGTTGTAGCATAGCCACTAATGATTGTAACTCAACTAATGTAATTAAAACCCATGTAGATAATCCCATTAGTATTGTGCCTAATAAGGGTACTATCCATTTATTGTTTTTCATTTTGGTTCTGTCCAAATAATAGGTTTTTTCTTCGGTAAAATCATTTGCTCTTTTTCTAATCTCTTATCTATCTTTTCTCTTTTTTTAATTCGTTTTACATATGTTTCAAAGTCTGGTCTTTCAAATTCATATTTATTCCATATAGCAAGTGCTTCTTTGCCAATCTTTCCATCTACTGGACAAGGAGTTCCAGCATTAATCATAGCTTCAAAGACTCGTTCATCTTGGCATAATAAAGCAACAGAGCCTACTTTCATTCCAAAGTCATATAATACTTTAGCTAATTTAATTCTTTCACAGTTCATATCTCTATTAGTTTTACCACCAGAGAATCCTGTACCAAATGTTTGAATACCTACTGATACTCCTGTTGCACAGACATCTTGGCTTTGTGCAGAGAATGATGGTGCAGACGCAGTAGGTGGTGCTGATCTAATGTTAGAGTTAGAGGTAGAGTTCGTTGTAGTATTTGATGATGACCCTGATTGGTAAGTAGTAGTCGCAGTAGATTCATAGCCACCCTCGATTGCAGTATTTGACCCTGATACATTTGATTGAGTAGAACCTGAATGTGCTGGTCTAACAAATAAAGCTAATAAGCACATAAGAACAATTAATATTCCTGTAAAATAATAGTTCATAGTTGTTATCCTCATAAATTACTTTTTCTTTTTCTTTTTAGGTACATCTGAAATAAATCTATCAAATAAATAACCCATACAATTATCTATCATTCCAAATAATCTATAAAAAAATTGATCTATCATATCTTAAATCCTTTTTTCCATGATTGTATTGCCCAATAAGCTGGAGATAAATTCTTCTGACCTTTTACTTTAGCAAGTATTGGTCTAAATCTTGCCATAAATGATCTTTGTCTAGCTGGTATATTCTTTTTGATAGACATAGTTTTAGAGCCAAAATTAACTTTCTTAACTCTGCCTGTACTTCTGTCTTTTACAAATACTTTAAACTTCTTAACATCTCCACGAGATGGTTTATTAAGTTTTACAGTTCTATTTTTATATTTAGCCATGTGGCATAAATATCACAAAACTATCTCTTAAAGAACCTTTTTCTCCATTCGTGGCAAACGTAAGTATCTTTAACCCCTTTACTTCCCCACCTACCACAGAATGATCTTTTGTTAGAATATAAACCACAGTTACCACAGGCTTCTGGCTTCATACTTTTATGAAAAGATTGTGGTAGAGAATAATCTATTATCTCTCCATTAGGGTAAAAATTACTTCGTTTCTGTTCCATGCTCTATTAATTTTCTTTGTTGTTTAATAACATCTAATGCTTTATTTAGTTTTCGTAAAGCAACATCTCTTTGAATCTTAACTTGATCGCACTCTGCTCTTGCTTGATCTCTCTGTTGTCTTAATTTTAAAAATGTATTCTCTCCTATTTTATTTTGTTCTTTCATTGTAGATTCTAATATTTCTTCTAATCTCATATTATCTCCCTTGTTGGTTATATTTTTTATATGATCGTTTTTTGTTTTTATTCATAGATGACGTTTTGACTCTACCACCACCTATTGAAGTTCTTTTGTGTTTCTTTTCATAGACAACAACTTGTCCAAATACATTACCTTTTTTCTTCGCCATCTATTTCTTCTGCTTTAGCATCTATGATTAATGGTAGTGGTTCAACAATACTTTGAGTCTCAATTTTATCACGCATATTTAACTCGTTTTTTGAAAGCCAGATTAAAAGTTTATCATTACCTTGTCCTCTCATAGCTTTATCCCACATCTTTTTTCTTAAACTAGCTTTACCTTTGTTTTTGTTTTCTTTTACTAAATCGGCATATCGTCTTTGTAGTGTTCTAGCAGATATTCCAACACATGAGCCTATTTCTTCTTGTGTGCAACCTATCTGACTTAATTTTGCTATAACATCTTTATCTAGTTCTTTCTTGGGTCGTCCAATAGATTGTGTCTTAATTGTGTCTTTTGTCTTAATTTTGTCGTTTTTCATAATGTGTTTATTTTAGTAATTTTGACAACAAAGTCCATAGTTTAGGGTTTTGTTTAAATAGTTTCTCATACCCATCTCCCACAGCTTGTGCAATAGGTTCTTCTCCTCGTTTATTTACATCTATGTCGGCATGATTAATAATTATATGAAATAACTCGTGCATTATCGTATTGAATAGCTTTAATCCTTTTACCCTTTTATCTATTACAAGCAAGTTTTTATTAGGTTCATAGAATCCATATAAGTCTTGTAATATTTTGAATTGTACTGTGATCTTGTTTCTGCCATATTTAATGCTTGGTATGTTCATCTTGGTTTAATGTGGCTCGTAAATATTCTAGTTGTAATTTAAGTTGTCTGTTTTCAATAGATAGCTTAATTATCCTAGTTCTACAATATTTAAAAATTCGGAGTATTGCTTTCATTCATAATCCTTAATTGGCTCGTCTTTCCATTTATGTTTTAGATATTTCTTATTGTCTTTCAAGAGGATAGTATATTGACCCCAATCTCCAATAGACTTATACCCACTATTCACACCCTTATCTTTGCTAGACTTACTATTTAGTATATGTGTATTAGTATTGTTTATTAGTACTTGTTGCTGTAAGTGGTCTGTAAGTGGTTGTTCCGAATCTACGTATTGATATTTGTCATAATTAACAAGGCTTATTAGAGTTACTTTTCGGCTCTTGTGGTTGTTAGTGGGCTGTAAGTGGGTCGTTCTAGTGGTTATCATTTTTCTTCGTACCATACGTAGTATGAAAGACCTCATTTCAGAATAAGTCATACCAAATCTTTTAGCAGTTACTCGTAAAGGCATAATCATTTCTCCTCTACGAACAAATATTTCATTACCTAGAAATCTTAATGTTTTATCTTGGTGTGATGCAGATGATATAAAATATATCCAACAGCTACATTGTAATAGATTCTTAAATACAGGAGATCGCCATATATCTCTATAAACTAAAAAATAACCAGATCGTTTTGCCATTATCTACTCTCTTTCTCAATCATATCAATTAATTGTTTTTTAGAATATCTATTTAATAGTGTTCTAATTATGTTTAATGTTTTTTTTGTCTTTTCGTATTCTCTAGCACGATTGTTAGATACTACCTCAAAGTGTTCCTCTCTCATTTCAGCCATTGTTCTCTCCATTGTTATAGTTAAAAAAATTATTTGCTTCTTCTATATTCTCAATTTCTTTTAAAGTTCTTTGTAACATTTGTTGTTCAGTTCCATACATAGCTTCAAAATCTTGCTTACAGTTATGAATACTAAATTGTCCTTGATGATGATCTCTACACAACGGCACAACTTGGTAGTGGCTTGATCTCATGCCCATTCCTAGCCCAATGGGTCGTATGTGATGCACATTAGCTGGTCTTTGGCACACCAGACACCCTAAACTAGCAACCTTGCTCATATGCTCTCTCTCGGCTTTTGTTGCTACTTTTTTCTTTGCCATACTATTGCTTGTTTTCCATATTTAGTTTCTCGTCTTAAACCTGAATCTTCTACCAAGTTTAAAATTTGTAGTTCTCTAACTCTAGCACAACAACTTGATAAAGGTATATCTAACTCATCTGATATTTCATAATTAGTTAGTGCGTTAAGTTTTATAAGATTATAGACTTGCTCTCTTTTAGTCTTAATCTTTGGCTTGATTGTGGCTAGTGCTTTTTTAGAAGTTTCTGTATAATTACAAGACTCGTAATCAGTATCAAATATATCTAATTGTTTCATATCTTCCTCTCTATAAAGTGCTGGGCAGTAGAGAGAGAAAACCACCCAGCTAGTATATATGATATGAAAATATAAATACTTATCTCTTGCGAGATAACTCTCATTAGCATTTTTTTATTTATAATCATATCTTTAATTGATTCGTTTTTTATATGAATGATTTGTTATTGTCTATATAATTCTAGTTCTGGCTTTAAATAAAATCAAAAAACCTAGTAAAATAGCCATTTTTTAGCTATTTACAATGCAACCTTAATTTTATAGATTATTTGAATGTTAAATACATTAACTTACAAAGGAGAGAGTATGAAAGAAGAAATAAAAGATAATATATTAATGTCTGATAAACATATTGAATGGTTTAATTCTAATGTAGATTATGGTGGACATAATATGTGGGAAAAAAATCAAAAAGCATACGAAAACGCACATGATAAATATGATGAACAATGTTGTATTTGTAATAAAGGTATGAACACACAAACAGGCAGAGGTTATATGACTAGAGGATATACTAATCCACTTATGCTAGTTCATAAAAAAGATCACGACTATTTAGAAAACAATTTACAAGGGTCAGATATGGGCTGTTATTTTGTTGGGTCTGAATGTGGTAAAAAAATTAAAAAATCATTAAAAGATGCTGGTCTTAATTGGAAAGACTACATTTATTACTTTGATGCAAAGGAGAGAATATAATGGAACATTTATATTTAGCTTTAGCATTATCAATAGTAATAACTTTAATATGGGGAGAGAAATAATGAGAGAAGAAATAAAAGTTATAAAAGAAAATCTTAATTTTAATCAGTTGCCAAAAGATATTCAAAAAGGTTGGATAGATTCTATGGCTGATGATTTAATTGAATCATTTGATGATGGTGTCCATAATAAAAAAACAGCAACAATAGATGCTAAATTATATTATTATGATTGGAATAAAGATGTAAAATGGGTTTTATATAAATCTTCATTTCATGGTATTAGAGCAGAAACACAAGAAGATTTTAATAGAGAGGAGTATTAATGAGAATACCAAGCAACTCAAACTTTAGTAAAGAGATTGCTAAAAAGTTTAAACAAATTTTCCACCGAGATATGACTCTTGGTGGATTACAAGATTTACAGGAACAGTTAGATTTAATTGATTCTGTGGATACTCATTTGGTTAATCAAGTGAGTAAATTAAATAAAGGTAACGAACATGAACCCAAAAAAAATGTTTCGCCTACAAGAGCAGTTAGACAAGAGTACACACAAGGAAAAAGTGCTATTGGAAAAATTGTTCCATTTGAAACAAAAGAAAAAGGATTTGGCTTTTAGATTGCATTTTATAAAGCATCATCAACCAGTTCTTTAGAGAGTAAAAAAAGGAAACTAGATATGAAAAAAACAATACTTACACTAGGGCTATTATGCACCCTATTATCTGCGTGTGCTTATAAACCCATAATTGATACGGCTGGAAAGTCATCATCTAATTTTAATACTGACCAAGCAAAAGAAATAACTAACAATGTTCAGCATTGTGAAACTATTGCAAAGAAGAATACAAACTTTATTAGCAATATTACTTTCTGGGCATTAAATGAAAATATGGACACAAAGTATGAGTCTATTATGAGAAAATGTTTAACTCTGCGTGGACATGCTGTACTTAACTAGAAAAGGAAACAATATGAATAAATGGATAAACAGAACACCAGATGAGATAAATCATTCAATAGATAATTTATTAAGTGAATGGAATATATCAGATGAACATAACAAAAAAGTCTATACAAAAATATCTGGCTTACAATTAAGAAAGATAAGAATAGTTAAAGGTTGGACTCAAACAAGAGTATCTAAAAAGTTAAAAGTTTCGTTTCAACAGATACAGAAATATGAAAGAGGACAGAATAGTATTTGTAGCATTAATGAGAAAATACTAGCTGAAATTTTTGATGTTGAGAAAGACTACTTTATAAAACCAATACTAGATCGTGATTTACAATTTACACCAAACAAGAGAGGAGAAAATGGCTATACAACACACACAGAAAACGTGGCAAGATAAACGAATTTTGGCTATGAATAGAGTAATAGGTAAAAATAAATATAAACAGGAGTATTATATTGAAGAATACTGTGCAATAATTACTTCTAAAGCTAAAAACAAAAAACAATATAAGGGAGAGAATAATGGCAATTCATAAACTAGAACATGGTCATACGATTGAGTTCAATGAAGAAAAACACGTCTATATACATAATAACGAATATGTAGTTGGAATGAGTACATTACTTGGAAAGTTAGCAAGTCCAGCATTAGAGAATTGGAAGATAAGCACCCAAGTTAATGCTATTAAAACTGAAATGGAAAGATCAGGTATTCCAATAGATCAAATACAAAAGATAGTTACTAATGCTAAATCTAATGCAAGAAAGACAGGAGATAATATTTTAAATATTGGCTCTATGGTGCATAAGTTTTGTGAGATGTGGCTTAAAGGAGAAAAATTTACTGACCCAAGCGACCCTGTAATATTAAGTTGCTTTGAGAAGTTTAAAAGGTTTTGGACTAAACATAAGTTAAAAGTTGTTGAGTCTGAAAAGGTTTTATATTCTGAACGTGGGTTTTGTGGAACTTTAGACTTAATTGCTAAAGACTCACAGAATAACCTATGGCTTATAGATATAAAAACTTCAAAAGGTTTGTTTCTTAATATGGTTCATCAACTACATGGATATAAGTTGGCTTATGAAGAACAGACAGGAAAGAAGATAAATAAGATGTATATAGTTAGACTCCCAAAAGATAGTGGAGATTTTGAAGCTAGACACGTCTTATATAAAAAGGAACACTTGAAAGCATTTTTAGGATTATTGAGTTGTCATAAATCCGAGTTAATGTTTAACGAGTCAGTACGTCAATATAAACTAAAAAAAGGAAAACAAAATGTATCAAAAAACTAAATTTGATAAACCATTCTGTGGGTTATCTATGCGACTCTTTCCGACTGGAAATCAAAGCCCTAAATATGAGTATAGCGGAGAAGCAAGTAAAGTTAAATTTACTTGTAGTATTACCAAAAGAAAATATGGATTATCACAAGTTAATGATTGGTTTAACACACCAGAAGTTCAGGAATATACTAAAGCTGGATATGTCTTAAAGTATATGACTAAAACGCAAGAAATGCAGAATCCACCACAATATGCAAAAGGTAATCTTGAACAGATTATTTGTTTGGTTATGATTAAGCCATACAAACCTAGTGCTAATGTAGATGGTTTTAAACCTATTGGTCAAACTGTTCCACAGTACACACCACAACCAATGACACAGGCTCAACCCTCTGCACCAGATCATGCTATGCCTGTTGAGAAAATGTCTGATATGCAAGATGATGAGATTCCATTTTAATTATGGTTAAATTATCTAAAACACAAGAGCATCTTATTAGCGAGGTCTATAATTTAAAAAAAGACTTCGCTATTAAGTTAGAAGAAATACAAGCATTGTATATGGAAGTTAAACAACAAAGAAATTTAGTTGAAAAATACCAATTAGAAAATAAACATTTAAAACAACAAATTAAACAATTAGAACAAGAACAAGAGGAGATGTTATTATACCCATGATTATATTTGGAAAAGCAATTCACAGAAAATACAACAGACGTGTTGTTAAGATTGTATTAGTAGTATTAATTTTATTATTATCTGTAATACTGATGTCTTGTAATAAATTAGAATTTGACCCAACAACAACTACATTAAAATATATATTAAAGGAGAAAAAGAATGAGCAATCTATTAAGTAATAAATCATATCAAGAATTAGAAGAAGCATCTAAAGAGTGGGCAGAGTGGCATAAAAAATCAATCATTCTTGAAGCTGGTAAAAAAGCTATGTTTAGTAAATTATTTTTAAAATATAAATTAGATACGAAAACTGTTATTGAAGCTGAACACAAATCTCGTACTGATAAAGAATATCAAGCTATTGTAGAACAGTATGCAGTAGCAGAAGAAGAATTAATTAAAGCTAGATACCATTATAATAATTTAGACAAGTATGTTAGCTTAAAACAATCAGAGTTAAAAAGAGATTTAGCTTTGAATAGTAAAGTTTAATGAATTTCACTAACGAGAATTGTGGTTTGCTCCCTTTGTTAATCAGTTAGTGAATAAAGCTATTAGCGAGAGTTAATAGTTTGGTAGGGTGGTTTGGCTCTCTCTTGACCACCCTATTTAATGTTTAGTAATATCAAAATATTTTATGCTAGTTTTAGATGTGATGGGAGTTTCAGTATAATTATAATCTATTAGATCAACTTCTGGGTGCTTCTGTATATCAGAAATCATTTTATGGAGTTTAGTTTTATTAGGAGTTACATCTATAAATCTAAAATTAACAAAATGTCCGTAAGGATTATGTATTGTTTCTAATTGAAATTCTAAATCTATAATTACTGCGTCTATGTCCATTCAACATATTACTTCTTTTTGTTCCTGTTTAAAACCTTATCTGTCATTTTAGTTGAGAATGTTGCAGTAAATACAATAATAACTAAATACCAAACACTATCAGGGAGATCGTTTATGATTCTTACCCATTCCTCAAAGTTATCTCTAGTGCTTTCAAAAAATCCTGTACTCAACATTCCAATTAGCCATATGAGTAAAAGTTCATCTTTGAAACTTTTATCTTGGCTTTTGATTCTAACTATATCTGTATCTTTAGCGGCTTCTATTTCTGCGGCTCTTATTGTTTTAACTTTTTCAGCTTTGTGTTTAAAATGGTCGGTAACTTTACCAACTGCTAATTTTGTAAGTGGGTTATTTAATAAACTAAAAATCATAAATAAGTATTACCTGTAAAAAATAATAATGTTATCCAATATAACACAAGAGCAGAATAAATTAAATGAGTAAAGTTCATTCAGGCTTAATATTCCTTATTTTTTATTTTGCAACTGTTTTGCTAGTTCGCAGTAGTGAATTATCTTATTCCACTTCTCATCAGGGTTTTCTCCATCTTTATTTCGGAGTGCGTATTTTATAATATTACCTTGTATGAAATCAAGTTTATTTGCGACTATAAACTCAATAGGCTGTATCTTATATTCTTTATAGTGCTTACCACCTATTTGTTTGTCAGTAGCCTTTAAATCGCTTCTATGAGCCTTTAACCTAGACAATTTTACCTATCCAATCGCCTTTTTTGTCTAAAACCATAGGATATAGTCTAGGTTGTCCATTTATGATTGCACCAGTACCTATTACAAATCTTAACCTATGATTCTTGGAATATAAAAAGTTTAGATTAGATTGTTTAGTCAGACAACCACATTGCAAAGACCAAATTAAATTATCAGGATTGCTAAAATATTGTATGTTAAATTTTGAATGGAAGTGAAATTGGCAAACATTTTTTCCATATTGCATGGCTAATTTTAAACCATCACTAGCCATTCCATGAGTAAAGTAACATTCTGAACCATCACTTAATTTAAGGTTTAAATCTTCTACCCATTTCCATTGGTTATCTATTTCTAAAAATTCGTTGTATGATCTTAAATATGCTTTTGGCATACCATGTTTTAATGCTCGTCTATAAATTAATGATGAATGATTAGAGTGTAGTAATATCATTTTAGGAAATATCTTTTTAAGTTCCCATATATATTTTTTAGATTGTCTTAACTCATCTCCAGCACTAGGAAGATCAGGGTCAGAGTCGTGCATAGATAATGCGTGTTTATCTAATTCATCTCCACCATTTACAATTAAATCTGGTTTAAGAGTTTTCTTTAATAGTTTTAAAAAGTCAAATGCTTGTGGGTGGTGTGCTGGAATATGTAAATCTGAAATACATAAAATTGATTTATAACTCATACAAGTATGACTTGTAACCTATTTTGACAATAATGTAAATATCACATAGCCCATAGCACTTATTAATGAGCCTGTTGAAATTAGTAAAATTTTTTCTAATCGTTTTACTCTTTCTTCTATTGAGTGGATTTTATCGTGAGTTAGTTTTTGCATGATACGACAAAGTTTTTCGTGTGATTCTATTTTTTGTAATGCGTTTTGTTTAGCCATTACTTTTTCTTTCTTGGCTTATACTTTTTAATGCCTTGTGAAATAAATATGTTTTTATACAAAGAAACCTTTTTGCCAAACTTCTTATCTGCTTTTCTTTTTACAGCTTTATAAGCTTTAGACTTTTTGTTAAAAGATTTTGGTTTCCCTAATCTCTTTGGTCTAGCTTTAGCATATATAGGTTTCTTCATAGCCATTACTTCTTCTTCTTTTTTTTAGCTTTAGATTTTTTTTTAGCTGGTCGCCCTCTTTTACTTCCGTATGTTCCCATTCCTCTTGGCATAATATTCTCCTATTAGTTTGTTAGTTTGTTAGTTTTCCACCAGACCATTTAGTGTCTGCTAGTCCATTAGTATATGATTTTCCATCAAATGTTAAGACTTGTTTTCTATTAGAGCCATCTTTATAAGAACAATGAATCCAACCACTATTAGGTTCTCCATCTTTCCAAAATTCTAATATTAATTGGTCAAAATCACAATGGTTCTGAATCCACAAAGCTACTTCAAGATTTGATACACCAGCTATTTCAAAGTCTGCGGCTTCTCCTTTACAATGTTGTGATGTTGCTTTTGAACCTATTGCTTCTGATAATTCTGGGCTTCTATATCCTGATGTAATTGTAACTGGTTTATCAAACTTTACTCTTACAGGCTCTAATACTTCATAACAAAGATCGCCTAAATTTTTAATCTCTCCACTACCAGCTTTATTAGTTATACCTTTTCTAGTAGCAGTTTGTGATTTTTCAAATTCTTCTAATGTAAAATGTTTTGAAAGTTGCATTTAAACCCCTATGGTTTAGTTGGAAAAATAACAGCATTAACATCTTCAACAGTTGTTAAGCCATCTGTAATATCTCGTAAATCTTGTCTATATGTTTTAAATCCAGCAGATAATGTTGTACCTTTTTCTTTAGCCATGATTACTTCCCAATCACTAGCTTTTAAAAGGTTATCTCTTTTACTTCTTAAATCTGCCATAGCACGATCAAAAGCACCATTATTCCATGCAGTTTCTTCTGCATCTCTTTGTGCTTCTTCTTCTGCTGTAAAAGGTACTTGAACCCCATTTATGTTGTGATGTCTTGTCATAGTTTTTTATACTCCATTGTTAATTGTTAAGCAATACCATAAAGGCAAATATCTCCAGCATCTATATTGCCAGAATTATATTTATATTCTATTTCGTCAATAGCCGAAGTTGTATTAAAATATCCAGCAGCAAAAGTTTGTCCATTATAATCTCCGCTTTTCATAACACTTACTCTTGAAATAAAATGCTTAACGTGAACAGTTGATGATGGATTAAATAAATGTAAATAACCAGATAAACTTGAATCATTATCTGTGTCTTGTGATTGAGCAATTAATGTAAGTCCAGTTCCTTGTGCTTGATCTTCTCCAGCTACATAACTTAATTCAGCATCAGAGCCAGATTCAGAATGTATAGCCCTAAAATTTGTTGTTGTCATTGTTTCGTTAAATCCACTTCCACCAGCAGCATTTCCTTGAAAACCAAATTGACCAGTAGCTGAAGAATGAAGATTATTAAAAGTAAATAAGTATTCCTTGTAAGTATTATCCAAGACAACTGAACTTGCACCATCAACAAAAGATAAAGTTGCAGAACTAGAAGCTGTTAGCTTTTTAATAAATACCATACTGCCTAATCCAGTAATACTACCAAATGCAGTTGCATTCTTTACTCCATTATTATTCAGTTTAATAATTGACATTAGCTATCCTTAATTCCATAGAGTTTGATTTTCCCAGAATCAATATTGCCTGATGA